CTAAACCATTGATTATCGCTAAAATGGAAGAATATACTCGTGAAAAGATGGTAAAAATAAAATCTACACGATTAATTGATGAACTTTTTGTATTTATATATAAGAATAGTAAAACTGAAGCGCTTGAGGGATATAACGATGACCTTGTTATGTCTTATTCTATTCTTCTGTGGATAAGGGATACGGCTATTCGTATTCAATCAGAGAGAAATGAGTTTCAGAGTAGTTTAGTTGGTGCGATTGGAAACCTAAATGGTAATACAACTGTAATGACACCATCTGCTCCGAAAAGTAATCCGTATAAGGTAAAACTTAATAACGGAGAAGAAGAAGATTTAACTTGGCTATTGGGGTAAAACATGGCAGATAATTTATTTACAAGACTTGGTAGATTATTTCAATCTAATGTAATCATTAGAAAGACAGATGATAATCGTTTGGTAGTAAAGGACTTAGACTTTACACAAACAAGTTTACAATCCAACTTTATTGACCGATATCAGAGGTTAATACAGAACACATATTCAAATCCATATTCAGTTGCTCAAAACAGACGAGCTGCATATGAGGTTAGGAAACATGATTTATTTAAAGATTATGAATTAATGGATCAAGACCCGATTATTGCTTCTGCTCTTGACATATATTCAGATGAGAGTACAGTTACAAATATTGAGGGAGAAATTTTAAAAGTAAAAAGTGAAAACACGAAAGTCCAAAAGATTTTACACAACTTATATTATGATGTCATAAACATCGAGTATAATTTGTGGAGTTGGATTCGTAACATGACTAAGTATGGTGACTTTTATCTTCAGTTAGATATTGTAGATAAGTTTGGTGTTGTGAATGTTAAACCAATTAGTGCTTATGATATCACACGATTAGAAGACCACGATCCTGTCAATCCACAGTTGATTCAGTTTGAAATAAACATGGAGAAAAAAGAAATAAAAGAAAATTATGAGATGGCTCATTTTCGTGTTTTATCCGATACAAACTTTTTACCATACGGGCGCTCAATGTTAGAAAACGGAAGAAAAATATTCAAACAATTGACTTTGATGGAAGACGCTATGTTAATACACCGTATTATGAGAGCGCCCGAAAAAAGAATATTTAAGATTGATGTTGGTAACATACCACCAAGAGAAGTCGAACAATTTATGCAAAGAATCATCAATAAGATGAAGAAGACACCTGTTATTGACCAACAAACTGGTGAGTATAATTTAAAATATAATGTAGAGTCAGTTACCGAAGATTACTTTTTACCTGTTCGTGGTGGAGATAGTGGAACGGAAATTGACACTTTACCAGGTCTTTCTAACAATGATGCGATAGAAGACATAGAATATCTCAGAAATAAGTTAATGGCCAGTTTAAGAATACCAAAAGCTTTCTTAGGATACGAAGAGGGTTTAAGTGGTGGTAAAGCTACACTTGCTGCTGAAGATGTTCGTTTTGCTCGTACCATCGAAAGGTTACAAAAGATTATCGTAAGTGAATTAACTAAAATTGGTATTGTTCATCTTTACTCTCAAGGATTTGAGGATTCTGATTTAATTGATTTTACATTAGAACTACAAAATCCGTCCATGATTCATGAGCAAGAAAAGATTGAGTTAATGAGTCAACAACTTGATATTGCAGAAAAGGCGATTGACAGTAAATTATTTAGTCGTAAGTGGTTATATGACAATATCTTTGATTTAAGTGATGAACAAAAGATTAACATCTATGAAGGTATTGTAGAAGATACAAAACAAAAGTTTAGACTAGAGCAAATTGAAACAGAGGGTAAAGATCCTGCTACAGAACCACCTGAAGAAGAAGGTGGAGAAGAAGATGATTTTGAAGTAAGTAGAAAGGGTGAATGGGGTGGTAGTGAAAAAGATCCTTTCAAAGATAGGGAAACAATAAAAGATAAATATGGTCACGAAAGTCTAAAAGATGTTGATAGGTCATATGGAAAAAGAGAATTTAAAGGTAAATCACCTCTTGCCACATCAAAAGCTAGTACAGTAGTTGCTCGTGAAGGTATATTAGACCAACTCAAAAATAAGTTTCCTAAAAAGAAACCATCAATGTTGAGTGAAGAAAATATAATAAAAGAGTAATTCGTTACTTTATCTAATTTATGTTATATTTATATATGAATAATTGTATCAAAATACTTTGGAACATTTTATGAGCAAATTTAAGCACAGCAAATTAAGAAATACGGGACTTCTTTTTGAATTCCTTTTAAGACAAGTAACCGTAGATGTTTTGAACAAAAAAAAGGAATCACCGGCTCTTAAAATTATTAAAAATAAATTTAATGAACACACAGAGATAGGGAAAGAGTTAGCATTATATAACCTAATTATGACTAAAAAGTTTAAATCAGATAAAAAAGCTGATTTCTTTTTATCAGAGGTGATTAGACAGAGGGGAAGATTAAATAATGCAACACTTAGAAGAGAAAAATATAACATTATTGCCTCTATAAAAGAATGCTATGATGTAAATCAGTTATTCAGTTCAAAAGTTCCAAATTACAAAGTATTTGCTTCTGTATACAAATTATTCGAAGGTATAAACGAAATGGGAGCTGATGAAAAAACTGAAAGCTATTTTATAATAATTGAAAATGTCACGACTTTAAAACACACTAAAAATAAATCTTATGTGCCAGAGGAATTTAAAGATAAAGATTTAAGAATACTTTCTTATAAAACACTTTTAGAAAAGTTTAATAAAAAATACACTAATCTTTCTGATGAACAAAAACATGTTCTTAAAGAATACATTAGTAATATTTCCAATACCAATAATTTTTCTATATTTGTAGAAACACAAATACCGAAACTTAAAAAGAAGTTAAATGGTAAGGTAAAGAAAGTAAAAGATAAAGTATTGAAAATAAAATTACAAGAAGCAATCAACTGTGTTGATAAATTTTGTTTAAATGAATCAAGACAAACAGATGATAATTCTGTTGTTCAACTGTTGAGATATTATGAACTCGATAAAGAACTCAGTAAAGTTTGATTCCATAGTTAAGGAACTGGCAAATAAGTTATATCAAAAGAAGTTAAGTGAAATAACTACAACTGCCAGTATAGATCCTATAATGACACCTTATGCTTTTAGTAAGAAAGGGATGAAAAAGAAAAGAAAAAAAGACATTGAAAAACAAACTGGATATAAGTTTGTTGATGAAGCTTTATCTAATGATGATATCAAAAAGATAAAGAAAGAAATAAGAAAAGAAGTATCCGATATCTTATTTGATATTTGGGTAAAACGAAGCTCATGGGGAGGTAAATAATGCCAAGGTATCAAGCAGATCCAAATAACCCTAAAAAACAAATACCAAAGCAAACTAATTCACAGAATTTTGCTGGTATTGCTGTTTTTGCAACAGATGCTCTGGCACAAGTATCTAATCCCGCAACTGGTACAATGACATTTAGTCAAGAGAGTAATAAAATTTTTATTTACAATGGGACGGCTTGGGTAAAAACTGCTGCTTTATCATAACATAGGAACTTAAAATGAATAAAAAATTATTAGTAGATGTAAGACCATTCGAAATATCTCGTCAGAAAATTGATGAGAGTATAAAAGAAAATGATGGTCGTTTAGTAGTCAAAGGTGTTTTACAGAGAGCTGAATCAAAAAATCAAAATGGACGAGTTTACCCACGAGAAGTATTATTAAAAGAAGTTTCTAAATATTTAGAAGAACAGGTAGCTGAACGAAGAGCACTCGGTGAACTCGACCATCCAGAATCATCTGTAGTTAATTTAAATAATGCGTCACATAATGTTATTGAGATGCATTGGGATGGTGATGACCTTTTAGGAACTGTAGAAGTTCTGTCCACACCAAGTGGAAATATATTGAAAGAACTATTTAAATCAGGTATTAAACTTGGTATTTCATCAAGAGGATTAGGTAGTGTCGAACCAGTGAATGAAAAGAATGGTGAGGATGGAACTGTTGAGGTTCAACCAGACTTTGAACTTATCGCTTTTGATTTCGTATCCAATCCATCCACACACGGTGCT